TAAGTTCTCATGCTCTTCCAGAGAGGGAGGCATTAGAAAGATGTAAAAAGAAATATAAAGATAAATGGATTTCAATGAGTGAAGAAGAGAAAAACTCTATTTTAAAAGAACTTACTACCTCCCCACGTATGAAAGAGGTATATAAATTCCAAAATGACTTAGACTGCAAAATATTTATAGGTACTACAGATGCCTGTCAAGAGGGGTTAACTCTTACTGCAGCTACGAATGTAATTTTTATAGACTATCCTTGGTCATGGGATTACTATAAACAAGCGTTTTCACGTGCCCATAGAATCGGGCAGAAAAACGCTTTGACAGTGTATAATTTAATTTGTAAAGGCACTGTAGATGAAAAAATATTTAATACTGTAATAAACAAGAAAGCAATGAGTGAATTCATGATTGACACTAATGTGGCGGGCGATGAAGCGAATGTACAACCTAATCCTCAAAGAGTGCATGAGTTTATAAGAAGTATGGTTGTTTAGATGGGACTATAAATGTTCTATGCTTTAGTTCATATTGATCATTAAATATAAATTAAAAGAGGGCTACACACAAAGCCCTCTTTTAATTTAAACCTATTAGGTAAACTAAAGTTTTGATGAATGTAATTAGAGAAAAAATTGTTTCAATTCCTTTATAGGTAATCTATTTGTTATTCATTTTAGCAAATTTTCTATTTCATGTCAAGTCTATCGCCCTCTCTTCCCTCCCCTATTTTAAATAATTTTTATTCACTTTTATATTTTTATCCGTATGTTTTTAGTGAATGGATAGAGGGAGGTGGCTTAATGGATAATTTAATTAAGCGAATAAATAAACCTGTTGAAGTAAATGAAGAACTCATCAGAGAATACCACATGAGAAATGAGCGTAAAAAAGAAGATGAAAAATGGCTGCAAAAACATAGAAATTTAATTATTAATGAACTCAAAAAGCTAAACAAAGATGTAATAGATTATGGAAATTTAAGAGTTTCAATAATTACTCCTAAAACTTCAAAATTTGATAAAGCAAAAGTATTAGAGTTTGTTGAAATAAAAGGTATTAAATCTAAAGTTGTTAAGGAAGAGTTAGATGAAGACAAACTTACAGAACTCGTTGAAAAAGGAGAAATATCCCTAGATGAACTAAAGGAATACGCTTGGGTGGAATCTATTGGTAGTCCTAGAATGATAATAAAAGAATTAGAGAGAGATGCTTATGATTAAAGTGGGTGACTCTGTAACTATCTCTCCCGCCCACAGTTTAGCGTTTGCAGGTCAAGTCGGTCGAGTCGTAAACATTATTCCTGAAGATTCCCTATATTTAAAAATACAATTTAAGAAGAATGGGCTAGTGTATGGATTTTCTCGTGAAGAAATAATTAAGGAGTGACATCATTTGTGTTGTAAATATTGTGGAAAGGATACTAGGGGTGAGTTTTGTAGCACGTTATGTAGGGACAGGTATTACATTGGAAAAACACCACGATCTCGAGATGAAATTATTAAAAGAGCTGCATCTATTCTAAAAGACGTTAAGAAGGTGGTTCAATAATGGCTGATGTGAAAAAAGTTAAAGTTGAATGTTCCTATTTAAAATCCCTTCCTAATTACGAGAATATCAGATTTACAGCAGGTGTTGAACTAGATGTGAAACCTAACGAGGATGTAAATGAAGTATTTAAAGAAGGCTGGGATATAGCTGGAGATCAAATAGAAAAACAATTGGAACTCTTTGAGCAGGCTGACACATCGAAAATGCAAAAAGGTCTAAAATAACTATTCCTGCATATAGTGTATTAAAGGGGGCGGGGTTTATGATAGTTAAAGAGCAGTTAGAAGATAAACAACTAGATAAAGAAATAGAGAGAAGAGTTTTATCAGCGATGTTGAAAAGTCTTTATAAAAATAAATATATAGATATAAATGTATATAAAAAAGTAGAGGCAGAAATCAATAAGTCCTAGCCTCTACTTTTTCATATAGCAATTTTTAAATTGATACTTTTAACCTTAATTCTCACAGGTTCTGCTTTTTGGTTATTTTTTATTCTAGGAAATTTAAACATCATTTTGTTTTCTGCTATGTGTGTCGTTAGACACAAAAGTATATCTTTTCTATAATATGTAGGGAGCTTTTGTCCTGTTTTTAAATTTATCTCTAATTTAACTAAATTATCTATTTCTCCTGCCTCCACATAAATTTTATCTAAAAATGCATCTATTAGTTCTTCTGGAACTTCTCTGTCTAAATCATACTCCTTTTTAAGAAATTCTTCCATTAATTTCAGTTGATCTCTTACATTCCTTTTAGCATCTCTTAGCTCTTCGTATTTTTTTAATTCCTCCTTTAACACATTTAATTCTCGGTTTAAAGTCTCATTTCTCTCTCGAAATTCTTGTTTCGTTATATAATCATTCATAACTAAATCTAAAAGTTTATCTTTTTTCTTTTTTATTTGATTAATCTGATCCAATATTTTATTTATATCTTTTGTAAAGTCATTTTCCTCTAAATTCTTTTCAATCATTTTTAATAGTTTATCTATAAGGTCATCTTTTTGTTTAAACATCACTTTAAAAATACAAGACATGATAGCGTCTATTTCATTTGTATATAATAATGGAGAATTGCAACTATCTTTACCTTGAGTTCTATATATTTTACATTGATATAATTCTTTATCTCCAGATTTATACCTATATACAGTCCTATGATAAGCAGTGCCATGTTTTTTGCAGAAAATTTTACCTGAGTATTTATATTTATTTTGATAAGATGTTTCATGTTTTAAATAAACCATTTTTCTTTTCGTCTCCAACAATCTATTTGCTTCATCCCACTCCTCCTCAGAGACAATCGGGGGGATTATGTCTGGTGCTTTAAAAATAATCCATTCTTTCGGATCTTTCATTACTTTCTTTTTGCTAATAAAATCTACTGTTTCTACTATACAAGCTGTAAAATATCCTTTAAGTCTTGGATTTGTAATAATTTTTCTTATAGTAGAAGGACTAAAAGGTTTCCCACTTCTTGTAACATAGCCTTCTTCCTTTAAAATCTGACCTGTTTTTCTTAACCCGTAACCTTGACGAAATAGTGTAAATAATCTCCTTATCGCTTCTGCTTCTTTTTCAACTATTTCTACTTTTCCATTCACCTTTCGATATCCATACATATTATATGGAATATAAATTACACCCTTTTCTGCTAATCTCCTTTTCGCCCACTTTACCCGTTGAGAAGTTTTTCTGCTTTCTTCTTGGGCGAGGGAGGCAATAATGGTAAGTTTAAATTCACTATCTGGATATAAAGTATTGATATTATCAGATTCAAAATATACAGCTACATTATTTTTTAATAATTCCCTTGTGTAGTAAATACTATCAAGTGTATTTCGTGCAAACCTTGATACCTCTTTAGTTATAATTAAATCGAATTTACCATTTAGCCCATCTTCAATCATACGATTAAATTCTTCTCTTTTATTAGTAGAGGTACCTGTTATTCCTTCATCACAATATCCTTCTACATAAGTCCAATTAGAGTTATTTTTTATTAGTTGGGAGTAATAATAATTCTGATTATCAATAGAGGTCTGTTGACCCATAGAATCAGTCGATACTCTAGAATAATAAGTCACTCGGAGGGGGAGATCGTAAATAGTCTTCCCATGATTTAATAATAAATCACGTGCTTCTAAGATATTCACTGGTGCCACTCCTCTATATCATTTTGTTTTGTACAATTATATATCATTAATGACGTAAATACAAGGAAAAAAGAGGGATTTTACCCTCTTTTACTCATTAATTAGTCTAGTAAAGTATTCTTCAACTTTTTTATCGTCTGCAGCTATTTTTTTAATAAACTGCATCCAATCATCAGTGCAAACATTTTTAGCAAAAGATACGCTCATAGCTTTATAAATCACATATAAACCTTGTGCTACTCCTAAGAGATAATATTTGTATTCAGGCGATTCTTTGAAAATTTCTAAATGAATATTTTCTGTTTCTGTGCATCTATAATATTTATTTAAGTCTTTAATATCCACAAGATAGACCTCCATTCAGATAAAAATACTATTGTATTAAATTTTTTATTTGTTCATAAGTTTCTGTACCACTTTGACACTCCCCATGACTAAAATCATGGGCTTTCGGCTAGATTTCTTTGTAATCTATTTAACTCCTCTACGCTTGCTTCTATTAATATATCCAATTCTTCTCTTGAAATATTAAATCTTTTTAGAACCTGTTGGATTACATATTCTTTCTTCTCTTTCCCCAGCCCTGGTTCATTAAAAATTTGTTCTGCTGCACGCACACAAAAATCTACCCATTGCTGAAGTTTATACTGCTTTATTAATTTAATTGCGTAAGTTCCAACGATTAGCACTAATATTCTAAGCATATACTCAATGATAATCATAATAGTTTCATGTGACATTTAACCACCCTCTTATTTTGTTATTCTATCTATGATACTCCAAAACAACCATTGAGGAGTATCTTCCCCTAAGGATTTCAACCATTCTTCAGGATTATTAACTATTTTTTTATTCGCAAGAGATGTTATGGCTTTTGTACCCATTTCTTTTTGCCACTCTTTTAACTCTTTCATAAACAACACCTCTATTTTTTCGTTATATTTTCGAGTCACATCAGCAATAAGCTTATCCCATTCTTTAGGGTTTTTTACGTAGTAATGCGGGCAATCTTTAAATGTGATGTCATAATGTCTCCAAATAGTATCTTTAGATGGCTTTAAATCAAATTCAATTAATAAATCTGCTACTCGATTAATTAACGTATTATATGTTTTATCATTAAATTTTCCTCCCCAATCCGGGTGACAACATTCGATACCATAAAAATAGTAATTTGGATTACCTATTTTCATTTGTTCTATTCTTGTGGTGTATTTATTAGCCCCGACATGGTAAGCTACTTCATTAGAAGGTATGCAGATTACTACTTCACCATCTAAACCAATTATTTCATGCGAACTAGCATAAGTTTTTGTTTGGTTTTTCAGATTGTTAAAATAATTTCTATTGGCCATAGCTGTTGATTTTGGGTTAGCTACCCAATGTATTACAACACCTTTTATACCCTTCATCTTTTTACCCGATCTTGAAAAGCTATTATAATCTAAATAAGCTTCTATTATTTTATATTCTTTCATCATAATCCTGTCCTTCTACCCCCTCATCTATTTGGTGCTTAGTCAATATTTCTTTCTCTTTTTTCTTTGACCATATTAAGAGCCAATCCACATCTGCACCTGCATCCCTAAAGTTTTCCAACATACTTTGAAATTCTCTCAAAAACAAGACTGTATATACTACAGTAGCCATAAATTGGCTAACTGGGGTAAAAGTCTCGGGGAGGGCGTTTAGTCTATAACTAGCTCCTACCATTATCGAAATAGATAGGTAAGTTATAAGTTTAATCTTTGTCCCTTCCCAAAGAGTTTTTGAAAAGATCTTCCTCTTTTTAAATGCCTTTCTAAAACCCCCACATCGAACAGAAATAGCAACGTATTTACTGAAAATATCCATGAGTATAGCTATACCAAGAGCTAGAGACGCTAAAGCATAAGCTTTTTCAGGAAACATTATATAGCTTATGCCTGTAAGGATTGTCCCAAAAATAGGCTTATCTCCTGTTATTGCTTTTTCAAGGTACGTTCTTAATTGCTCCATCGAAAATCCCTCCTCAGCTGCCAATCATATTTAGTATTTGGTAGCTGAGGAGGAAGAGTAGCTATTCCTCATGAATCTCTTTAATAATCTTTCTTATTTTATTCATTGTCCTAGTTACTGTAATTTTCGCTATATTTTCTTCCTTAGCTATTTGTTCATGTGTTTTCCCTTCTAGTTTAGCGTCTAAAATTCTCTTATCTCGTTCGGTCAATTTTTTTCTCACAGCATCGAGTAATTGTGTTACATATATCTCATCTATTACTTTCTCCTCGACATTTACGTTTTCATCTATTTTATTGTTTAACGACAGACAGTTATCGGGTTTATCATTTTTTACTTTAGGGGGCATTAACATTGGATAGTAACCTATTGTTAAAATTTTTTTAATATCATCGTAATCTGCATCAACTTCTTCAGTAATTTTTTCTGTTGGAATGTATTTGTTGTATTGAATTAATTCTGTATAAGCTAAGATTCTAGCATTTAATTCATATATTGATCTAGGTAATTTTATTAATTTACCTCTATCCCTTAAATAACTCTTTACCTCCCCCGCAATAACAGCTGGGGCGTAGGTAGTGAATAGAACTCCTTTACTACAATCAAATTTCTTAACAGCGTTGATAAAGCCAATTCTGCCTACTTGATGAATATCTTCTTTTTCCATTAAATTGTTTTGAGCTAATTTTACTGGATCTCCTACATAATTTCGTATAGAGAACCATATTAAATCTTCGTTGTGAAGCATTAATTCCCCTAAATATTCTTTATCAACTTTAGCTCTAGCTATATTTTTATTGTCATGTAACGAGTAATTGTCTTGTGTCATACCTCAACACCCCTTAAATAGAAAAATCAGGGTAAGAGATTACTTACCCTTAATTTTTCTTTTTGTGGGTGCAGCCATTTGTACTACTACAGTTCTGGTTGCAGGTATAACAGTTGGCTTCCCCGACTGTAAATCTATAGCTTGTTTAGCACTTCTTTCTCTGATTTTAAAGTTGAAAAAGTTATTTAACATTACATCGTTGCCTTCAGCTAATTCGGAAACAATAACGTCTGCCACCTGATCTAACCTGCTTTTAGCCTCCTTAATGGTAATCCCATGTTTTTGAGCATAGATTTCAGCTAATTCTTTTTTGTATATTCTCATTATACTTCCTCCTCTACTTGTTTCATTAATTCTAAGATTTTATTGTAAGCCTTCTCTACCCGCCCATAGTACCAGGTCTCATATGTGCCTCTTTTTACATTACCAATTCCTTGATTGTAAGCTATAGTAGCAAGTCTCTGATCTTTTAGTTCATTTAATAAATATCTATAATAACGAAACCCTGTATCTACATTGATGGCGGGGGTAAAAAGCTGTTTCTCAGAAACTCCATAGATACTCGCTGTATTTGGCATTATCTGCATTAAACCAATTGCACCTTCACTAGATACAGCATTTTCTTTAAATTCACTTTCCACACACATCATAGCTAACATCCAAAAAACATCTAATTCATATTCTTTGGAAGAATTAATAACTAATTGAGCTATTTCTCTTCTTTTAAATTGTGATAAATTAGGTTGTAAATTCTTAATAATATTGTTAATTATATCTTCTTGAGAAGGTTCTGCATACTCTTCTTGTGTGTCATCGCTCTGCCTTACAATGTTTTCTTTATTTTCTTGACTGAATGTTGTGTCCGTAATAGTGGGGTTAATGTTAAATACTAAGATTAGGAATATTACTACTGTTAGTATTATAGTCTTAATACTCATTTTATAAACTTCTTTCTCCTTAAATAATCGATTATCACTTCATTAATTTGTTCTGGCGATGACTTCCCCATCCACATTAAAATTATGGATGGGTTATTTTTAGCTAGAAGAGTATAAGCTCTTCTAACCCTATCTAAATAATCTAAATCCTCCTCAAATTTATCTTGTCTGATGTTTCTTCTCCTCACAGATTCCTCTACTGTAATATCTAATAGAAAAGTAATATCAGGTTTTCGGATATAACTCTGTAATAGACTCAACCAATTATAACTAATATTATGGGCTACACCAAAAGCTATATTTGAATGAGTATATCTATCTAAAATTACAAAATCGTAATTTAACTTTTCCAATTGCTCTAACCTCTCTGTAAAGTCAACCCGATCTACTTCATATAACATATGAAGGGCTTCGGGGGTTATTTTTATTTCATCGGTTAAAGCTTTTTTTATTAAACTTCCTATAGGAGTTTCATATCTAGGAAAAGATTCTAATTCTACTTTATAACCTTGTTCTGTCAAATATTTTTTTAATAATTCAGTGTGTTTTTATTTGCCTGATGCATCAATCACTTCTAATAAAATAAGCTTCATATAGAATCCCCCTTAGTTATTACCATCTACCACTAGCTCCTCCTCCGCCACTAAATCCGCCACCACCGAAAGAGCCTCCACTACTACCTCCGAAGGAAGAACCTCCATAGAAACCTCCTCCACTATCTCCAGATATAATAGAAATTATTACAAGAATTATTACAAAAATTATTATAAGAATTATTATAAGAATTAACAAGACTAATAATAATTCTTCGTCTTCCACTAAGACATCTTCTAAGTCATCAATTTCAATATCATATTCATTAGAAATATAGTCAACAATAACTGAGAATCCATTTTTAATCCCTATATCATAATCATCTTCTTTGAACTTCGGTAAAATATACTCATCTAATATTTTCCCTGCTACACTATCTGGAATTGCTCCTTCAAGGCCATAACCTACCTCTATCCTAACTTTCCTATCATTTGGACTTACTAGTAGTAAGACACCATTATTCTTGTCTTTGTCTCCTATACCCCATTCTCTAAATAGGTTTAGTGCG